AAGCAGTTGACCAGTAAAGTATCTTTGTCGGAACAACACCACCAGCGCCATCATCTACATCGGCAAATTTATATATGTATATCCGCTGGTTTATAAGTCCGCTTATCATAATATAAGGTTTCTTGAGTAGCCGTTTGCCAACATTGCGGCGTTGGGGCTAATTAAATCGGTAACAGGCAGCCCTCTTAGTTGCAACAGATGGTCAACCTCTGCAAGCATTGCCTGTTTTAATGCTTTTGGTATCACATCATACCCAGTCGTATAAACCAATGTGTAGATAACGCTTAAATCAATGCACCTAGGCCAAGGTGTAATCGTCACCCTATTTGTCAGTATCGAATACCAGTAATTATAATCGCCGCCGTAAATTGAGTTAACGAAAATCTTTTTGTTCTGGAATGCACTAACGGTATAATCATCTGTTGCTACATCTTCGCCGTCCTTGTCCTTTAGGCTAACTATTGCCCCGTTTGGCGACAATGGGAGCTCTATCAGACCGCCCTGCCATTGCAATGTTACATTCCGTTCGGCAAGACCAATATTAATGTACTGCTCCAACCTTACCCTAGCCGTAGTAATAAGTATGTTTATTGTTGCATCGTTTAGGGAATAATCCGTGTCAATTTGCGAATACGCCTTAACTTCTGCCAATGATACTGGCTCTGTTACTTCCTCGTCGTCTATTAGCTGATATTCCATATTCAAATATAGTAATTATTTAATAATAAAAAACCGCTTAACTTTCGCTAAACGGTCTCCAAACCAAACTATGTTACGAACAAAGTTTAATCCTCTTTTTCAACGTATTTCTTTGCAATTCCCTGCTCGATCAAAGCCAATCCTTTAACCTTGTGCGGGTTGATAATCTGGCCTTTTTTGTAGTAACGGGTGTCTTGGGTAATCTCAACTGCTAATCTGTCCGTAAACTTTATCTTAGTACCAGCTTTGTAGTCCCTATCACCCTCTTTACCAACAGCAGAATTTTCTTTCAGCATTTTCTTGCTGGAGAACACCCCTGTTGCGTTTTCGTTTTCTTCGCCGCCCAATGACGGTATTTTTTGCTTTGCCATAACTTTATGTTGTTTAGGTTATAAACTTAACTATTATTGTCGGTAAATCAAAAAGTATCGATGTACGCTTACGCTTGATCCGGTCTTTACCGTTAGTATGCGCCACCTTAACGCTGGGTTTAATGCTAAGCTAATCGCATTGGTTGCGGTCGCATCAGTAAGCGTATATGTGTTGTAAGTAAACCATTGGTCTTCAGCCCCAAGAGTGGTAACTTTATACTGAAGCGCAATAGTTCCAGCAATAGTTCCGCTTGTTTTTTTGATATCATATTTAAACGTAACGGCTGATCGTGATCCATTGATGGTGACCAATGTACTATCGGTTACGGCATCCGTAAGTGTTACGGTCTTGATAAGCCCGCTAAAATCCTGTGCCTGTACGGTGAACGAAAGCCCAACCATAACGGCAACTAAAAATAATAATCTTTTCATTTCTTTGAATATTTAATAAGGGCAACCACATTTAAGCGATTGCCCTAGGTTTTTAATTAGATAACTGGTTGGCCGATATCGGTAAGCACTGATGAAATATCATCGTACAAGATAGAACCAGCAGCGGCAGGATTGATGTAAGCGCCCAAGAAAGCTTCCAATTTACGAGAAACAAGGTTTTTCGAGAAATCATCATTTTCATAGCCTTCATCATACTGAACGTTTTCGGCAAATACCACATTGTAGCGTTTAAGCTCGCCGATTAAAATCGCATCGTCATCAATCTTGTTAGAGAACACGATGTTCACCGAACCAACTTTCTTGCCATCAGGGGTAACGAACGGTGGCGTAATATAACGTCCCTCCAAATCTTTGATACCCATCATTTTTGCTTCCCAAACTGTGTTCAGAACTGCGGTCAATTGGCCTTTAAAGTTCGATAAACGAATTCTGGTTGCCATTGCATTGATAACGTCCCAAATGTTGGCCTGTGCGTAGTATTCTGCCAATTGAGCAGGAACAACGAATGCTCCAGCTTGTTGTGCGATACCAGCAAAGTGTGTACTATCTGCAACTTGGAACAAGATGTTGTCGTCAATCTTCTGGTCAACCAATTGGTTTGCGTGCTCCAAGAAATCTGAAACAACAGCCGGAGCGTGGTTCATCAAGCGTTTGGTGAATTTCCATCTAACTGCAACCTCGAAAATGGCCGCTTTATAGGTAGCCCATTCTGCATCTGCCAACGGTTTTAAAGCACCCTCTGCGATGAACTGCGCATCACCTTCTTCGTTAACACGAGCCGAATACCAGATGCTTTCAGTTCCTGGCTGGTTCTTAACCGTAACCAATTGCAACATGATATTGTCAGGTTTTGGAGTGTGCCCGATTTCGGTATCGATATAGTTACCGAACAATGGCGAAAATCCACCAGCTACGTTTGGCGTAACGTTGGCGGTTGTCATCAATGCTGGTGCTTTGAACTCCATTAAAAGCTCTGAAGCCTTGATGGTTTTGGTAGCCGAATAATTTTTGTTAGCACCAATGCCAACGTTTTCCTTGTCGTTGAAAACCTTGCCGCCATTTTCAGCGATGTTCTTTTCAACGAACTCAACGAATGAGCCTTTTGTTGCACTATTGCCTTTTTCAAAAGCCTTAACCATTACAGCCAATGCATCGTGCTGTGTCTGCATTTCTTTTACAATTTCTGCAATCGTTTTTTCTGCATTATCAACAGGATCTTTGATCTTGGCGGTATCGAAAACGCCTTTAACGATGGCTTCGATTGCCGATTTTGTTTCTTCGCTGCCCAAATTAGATTTTAACAAATCTGGCAACTTTGCAGTTACGGCATCTTCAGCAGTTTTTTTGACTGCTTCCATTGCTTTTGCTTTTTTCTGCTCTTCTGTTTCTTCGTCGCCAAAGAACTTAGCAGACTTAACGGCTTTGATGTGAGCAATAGCCATCCCGAATAATTTTCCTTTTTTCATGTTTTTAATTAATAAATTGATCCCAAACTGATTTAGTCCGAGTGTCGTTAGACGGGTCGGCATTGTTGGAAGTGCCTTTGGCGAGTTCCAGTGTTATTATAGAGGTAGCATCGTTTGACCCTCCAGCCACAACCAAACTACCTTCTTTTTCTATTTGCAATTCTTCTACTCCCCAAAAATAACCATCTTCCAAGACCTCTGTTTTATTGGCTATCTGGTTAATCCTTTGGTCAAAGTAGGCCTTGTTAACTGCTAAATCTTTTTCCATTGAGTTTATGCCCAATGTTATTTTCATGTAGCGCATGCGTATCGAATTTTCAAACTCACTAGACCTGCTTTCGATTGCCTGTAGCACATCGGCCTTAGTTATTTTTTCCTTTGCAATCTCAAAAACCAATGCTTCAGTTTGGCCTGGATAATCCTTGCCAACGGCTGACCAATCCAAAGGGGTAACAAACATTCTTACGTCCTTTTGCCACGCCAAAATACTGTTCCATTTCAGCTCGTGGTCTAAAGCGTAGTAAACCTTTCCCTGTTGCTGCTTAACAGTTCTATTAAAGCATGTATCAAAATGAACGTCTTTATGACTGTCGCGGTAACGGGTTGTAGATATAACTGGGTAAATAAAATCTTCCTTTACATCAAAACTTGCCTTGAACGCCGCCGAAACCTTAGACATATCAAGGTTTAGAAAGTTCGGTTGAGCCTTATCGCAAGACTTGAATATAGATGCTTTCTTAAGCGAAATTATCTTTTCTTCGTTCTTTTTAAGCTCTTTGAACATTTCTTCCGTAGTGTTGAACTCTACGTTTGGAAACTCGATGCATTTATATACCATCTATTTTTGGATTGGCTTGTTTACGTACTTCAATTTTTCCTCGATAGATTGCATAACCTTAGTGTCTGTGGTTTTTTCCTTGAGCTTTTTCAGTTCTTCAATCTTTTTATCGTTCGCATCCATAAGTAAACTTTTTGTTACAATACACCAAATATACTAATTAATTCGTATTTGCAAATGTTTACGAAATAAAAGCGTATTCTCCAGTATGGATGTCACAGAAGCCATACATTCCAAAGACCGAATGATAATGATCGTTAAGCCCGATTATGGTTGTTTCAAACACATCTTTTTTTAGACTGTCATAAACATAAAGCGAGCCTAATTTATCTAAATGGCAACCTATCATGTGAGAAAGTCCTTTTTCTGATAATAGAACACAGAAAACCAATGGCATAGCCAATATTTCGCCACTTATAGAAAACTCAGTGTAAGATGACGGGATTTTATCTGATTTTGCATCGTAGTATAACGCTTGCATGTAGAAAGTCAGTCCGTCTGACTGCATCCACCTATCTAGCATACCCGTTAGATTGCCAACTCCTTTGCTTATCTCTAATCTTTCTGGAGTAACAAATGTTTTTAGGTTGCAAGCATTTGCAACCGCATACATTCCACAACCATAGCTATTTTTCTGTTTATACACTGTTTTCAAATGTAACATTTTAGTTATGAATTATCAAAATATAATTTTTTGGCTATATTTGTTTTCACGACAAGTCATAAGGATTTTAAAAAACTTAATTTTCATAACATGAAATAAACGCACACTTTTAAATGTCAGATGTACAACAAGATTGTACACTCGCTAAGGGCGCAACATTCTACGGGATTTGCGCTTGAGGCAGTGAGAGCGTTAATTTAGATGCGGGGTCAATCATACATCGGTTGCCCCGTTTTTTATGATGCACCAATCAACTTTCCTCCAATAATGCGACCGCGTTTCTTATAAGCTTGATAACGGGTATTACTCATATAGGTTTCTGTACACCTGCACCCTATGCGCTCTTTTGCAGATAACGACACATCTCCTGGCCTTTGGCATTGCTCTCCACCAACTATGTGAAAATCATCTATGGGCAAAATGGTATTGTTTTCTTCTAAATGCGTATGACGCTCCTTTTTATCGTTACGCCCAAGCCATGCCTTATATCCGCCGCCCCCAGCCTCCTCAATCCAGCCACGAGCGCCAATGTCCTTGCCTAAGTTAGCTATGGTTGTGCTTTCTGTTCGTGAAATATTTCCAGCCCTTAACTTGAACTTTCCAGTGATATCCTTTATGAACAATCTTATTTTTGCATCCCCATCAAGACCTAAAAGATATTCACTTCCCAACGCCTCGCGTATAATCTTCAATGTGGTTTCATTAAGTTCTCGGCTGATCTGATAGGTATACCTTAGTGCGTAATCCCTTAATTGCGAAGTCCACACATCGATAAGGAAATCGATTGCACTTGCCTTTGTTTCGATTGCCCTATCAAGGTTTCGCTGACGATAATATTCAGCCCTTGCAAACTTCATTCCTAGCTTATTGAAAATCTTAGGGTACACCTGCGACCAAACATCCTTGTTTATCAATGCTTCTGGCATCAGGTTATCAAGCCCGTATGTTTTGGCATGGAATATAACCGGAGCAACGGTTTGCTTCAATGCCTTGCGTATGAACGGCAATATTTCCCTTTCGGCTATTGCATGGGATTTGGCAAAGTCAACCCGTTCCTGTCTAAATTCGTTAACCTTCCGTTTCTTCGCCATCTTCGGTAAAAGTTATCCCAATTTCGTTAAGTCCGCTTTCCATTGCGTCAAATTCGGTAAGCGAAATAAAAATTTCTTCCTGTGCATGCCTCATTAATTTAAGGTACATGGATGGGTCGAAGCTGAACTCAAACATTGCCATTATAGTTCCTCCGCTGTTGGGTCTGTTTCAAAATCGCCTCCTATAAGGTCTGATAACTGCATAAGTCCACTGGCAACCAATATGGCTTTGCCCTCATCGCCCCCAAGCTCATCATAACCGAATATAGCCCTAGTTTCGTCTGTCCTAAGCAGTGGAGAACCGTAAACCTCTTTCATAAGCTTAAGGTCTGGCGCTAGCTCTGAATATTCTGTAACATCATGCGAGGCTACAATGTCTGGCCACCACTGCTGTATCTTTTGGTTAAGCTTTTGGTCAAACTTACGGTCAATTGGCAGCACAGTATTCGTTACCAATGATTTGAAACCTACTATTACGCTGTTTTCTGACTGGCTAGAAGATGCTGGTGAAAGAACGTGGGGAACTCCAACAATAGTGTATATATTGCGCCATTGGCTGTTCTCTGCGTTTACTGCTTCGGTTTCTACTAACGTATCTCCATAACTCTGAACATTCACGAGCCCATTTGTAAAATGCTCTTTTCTATAGTTCTGAACACCAGAAAAGTCCCTTTGAACCGAATCCTTCAGCACTTCCATCTGTGGTGCTGTCATTTTTTCAACAACTTCATTTGCGCTATCCACCGTAACATCGCTACTGAACAAAGTTCCACGGCCTCCATTCCTGAACGCGCTGCCCTGCATTTCATTGTTTGCGTTATTCAATGCAATATCCATAGATGCTACCATATCGATACCAAGACCTTTTAAATCACTTAGATTATTGTTCCAGTGCTTAAGGTGAAGTATATGCTCTTTATCAATAGTGATTTGCCTTCCGTTCCAAGTTGTGTACCTGTATTCGAGTATAACATCAAAGTCGTTAGTAGACCGAACGCAAAGTATACGGTTTCGGTTAAGAGAATGTATGGCAATAGGCTTTTTGTTCCTGCTACCCTCCCCAAGCGTTTCGAAAAGCAGAAAGCCGTCTCCAGACGCATAGTTATGCCAAAAATCCTCCATCATTTCCATTCCAGACTGATAAGAGTTTGGCTTATCAAAGAGGGTTATAAGCTCATGATCATCAAGCTCGTCAAGTGACAGCTTCTTAATGGCGTAACGTTTTTCATTGCTTATTGCCTTTGAATAGAACTTATCAAATTTCTTTCCGCTTGATTTTCTCCTGCTAAATATGATTGGTGCTTCTATGAGCTTACCTATAAGGATATTTATTGCTGAATAATAAATCTTATTGTTGTAGGCATAGTTAGAACCTAAATCCCAAGAGAACGAACGCCCAGCAATCATGCTAAAACCAGCTCCGTAGCCAGGGAAGCCGTCATACAAAGATTTAACAACTGGCTCAAACACTGCCTTAGCTATGTTTTTAAGGTAACTTTGTTTTTGCATTCCCAAATGTATAGTTTTTGTTACGTAATTGCAATATAGCAAATTAACTGCTCATTACTGTGCGTTCTTTTTTAGGCTTCCTTAGATTGAATACCTCACGCATCATAAAGGCATCCATTAAATCCGGTGATTGGCCATTAAGATTGGTTTTCATCTCATCCTTTCCTATTATCTGAAGTTTTCCGTCCATATCTTTCTTGGCTCTTTTAATGGCTTTTCTTTCATGTATCATTCTTTGCCGTACCGTCATCTTGTCATCATACATCATATTTGCCACATACTCAGAAACCTTATAGTTTCCACGTTCTACGTTATCACCAGAACGGTAATAGCACTGAGTTTTAAGGTTTGGATAGTTTTCTGGAATAAGATTGCCCTTGTTGTCAATTTGTGGCTTGTCTGGATTAGGGTATGCCCTTGAACCGTTATTGAACTCCAGTGCGCCCTCTATAAATCCGTCAACGAACTGTCCTACCCCGTCATTATCGAATGCTATATCCTTGTTTGATACACCATGCCTATTTGCCATTCCAGCTATTGTGGATATAACGAGCTTACCGTTGCTTTTGTCAACTATTGCCAAATCTATTATCTCCATACCCTCCCATACAAATACAATAAGTTTATCCGACCCCTTAAGGGCAATGTCTGCGGTTATAAACCTGCCTTTATTGCTAACGCTCCTAACATTATTAAACATCCCTATAAAACTCGCATAATCGTATATGTCATTATCTGATAATACCACTTTCCAATTAGAGTGCAACAAAGCGGCCTGTGTGGCCTTGTCTTGCGCTAATAGATTGCCCAAGTACGCTGGATTAGTTTTTAACAGCTCCTTATTATCATAAATACTGCCGCTAATAAATGTTACCGATTTAACAAATTCGTTTGGATCTATGCCAGACTTTTCGATTACCTCTGCTAAAATATGTTGTGCTTTTTCGATTACCTCTGCTTTCGTGTCCCCCCAAATATAATTTTCACCATCAACAACGAGATACCTTAGAACCCCATCGCGTTCTGGAATTGCAAATCCCGTTTCCTGATCTATCCACCACGATATAAATTCAGCTACCCAGCTATCCGGGTCAGGATTGCATGTAGCCCTAACGTATGGATTTACACCGCAAACCGATCGGTTACGCGTAAGCAGGTAGAAGAACATTTTTTTACTGAAATGGGTTAGCTCGTCGAAACCGATAAAAGGTATTTGTGATCCTTGCCAGTCATGGATATTTTTTTCGTACTCAATATGTGAAAACTTTAGCTTGTTGCTTTCGGAGAATATCCACTCAAGGCTTGATTGTCTGGGTATTGCGCCAGCCAAAGGGTATAGCGTCATTGACGTGTCCCAAAGACCGCCCTCGTTTCGTATTTGCGGGGAAGTCCTACGGAATATTACAGACCCAAAGCCGTCAACATCTTTATGCCTTAAATGTTCTAAAAGCAGTGAGAATGTTTTACCAACTCCAGCGGCAGCGCCACCAATAACAATATCGGCAGGTGATGCCGCAAAAGTCATTTGATAGCCCTCTTGTGGCCTAATAATTTGTATGCTATTTTCTGCCATTTGATGGCAATTCGAATATCGTTACTATTGCTTTTTCTTTTTGGCTGTTATCCTTTTCAAAAAGACCAAGATGCTTGCCCAAATCCTGCAATGCCCTGATCTTATCGAAAATCTTGATCTCCTTGTTAGTTCCTATTACCATTTTACGTCCTTCCTCATCCTCTCCCCATTCTTCGGTAGATTTTATCGAGGCGATAGCGCCAGCCGATTTATCATCCAATTGCTTAACATGGATAAGCCCACCGTCTACATCGTAAATCTCCCTAATATCAAAGAAAGCAATTTTGGCATATTCCTCTATTAAGCGATCAATGGTAACGCCATGTTTGGATGCCAAATTTGCCTTTAGTTCAGATAAATATTCTTGTATGTCCTCGCGCTGAAGAAGTTGCCACCCCTGTTGCTTTGCCGTATCTTCTGAAAAACCAGCGTAAATAGCTGATTGCGTTGCGTTTAATGTCTCAAAATACTTGTCTGCAAACCTGATATGATTATCTTGCATAGTAAAGAAAAGTAAAGTTACTTTAATCCAAACCTACGCATTAATTCCGAAATATCAAACTACAATAAGTCATCCCATGTACTTTTGATTACCGTTACCAATGGTTCTTCTTTAAGTTCACCGTTTTCATCAATGTGCAAAGGTCTGTCTCCAGCATACGATAAATGCGCTCTGATTTCATTTTTACCATATTCGTAAATCTCATCATAACCAAAGAAAGTACAGATACGATCAGCTATTTTGATGTAATCCTTTTTTATTTCCTTTTTAAGAAAACCTATCTTAACAAGTGTTTTAATATCAAAATTATCTTCTATAAACTTTTTTAGTATGTTTTTGTCGTAATCTGTTTTCATGCTACGGTGCTTTTGGGAGGGGTTGAATATAAAACTATCTTATGCCAAGTACCCATTTATAAGTCCTGATCTGTATTTTAAGGTTATCGTAAAGACCTTTGTCCCCGTTTCTAGGACTGCCACATTCCAATCTCATTTTACATAAATCTTTCTGCTTAATGCAATTATGGTATTCGTCTAAAATTTCTTGTCTTGTTTTCATCTTTAAGGCGCTATTGGTAATTGTTTCCAGTGTGATGGATAAATGTCTACTTCATTATCTGAAGCACCATAAAAAAATCCATCTTCAGACATATACCCATCAACAACCCATTTTGCTACATCGTGAGATAATAATACCATGTCTAAAGGCTTAGGTTGTTCATTGTCAATATTAACCCACTTCTGCTCTTCCCTAAACTGGTTGGCGTAGAGTTCTAACACTTGATCCATTAAAACTTCTCTTGGATGACCGACAGCGTCTTCACTTCTGACTTGTTGCCAACCTTTGAAGCCATTGCGGATAGCGATAATATCTTTCGCTTCATCCAAGCTCATTGCAGGTTGTTTCTGCGCTTCGGTTGCCTTTTGGTAGCCAGCGATTGTCTCAATTACCAACTTAGCTTCATTACCAGATAGTAAAACTCCCTCTTGATAGCTCCAGCTTTTATCTTCCATTTCGAAAGAATTTTCCTGCATATATTTTACGTCAGCATTTAATCTATCTGCCAACTCTTCTATTTTGCTCATGTTAGTTTGATTTAATACGTTCACCTATTTCGATTGGAAACCCTTCAGTATTGCTCGGAAACTGTTGCTCTATCCAAACCGCTATGTCTAGCAGTAATCCGTAAAATTTATTCCTACCATCCAATGCCTCGTTGTTTTCATTGTAGTAACATGGGATGCCGTAAAATTTTGCATAATGAGTGTATTTCTTTTCCATAGTTAAATTGTTAATCTTTTTCTCTTGAGTCTTGTTCATTGTTTTTTGATGCGTGGTAATGTGCTTCCTGATGAGTATCATACGCGAATGCTCCGCTAAGATTATTACCGTCTTTATCAAATGCTTGATAACCTGTATAATGACCGCCTTTAACAACTATGTCTTCTTCGTAATGTTTATTTTTGCTCATGATTTATAAATACTTAGTAACTAAAAATATAATTAATGCTGTATAAATTCCGATTTGAAAACCTATAAATAAGACTTTGCTAAATTTATTTTTTTCCATTTTATTTCAATCTTAACCAGCCTCTTGACTGGAGTTTTTATAATTAACCCTCTTGTAGCTTTAGGTAATGCTCAGTAAACATTGCTAATTCCTCTTGTTTCTCAACACGATCTTGTTCGCATTGGTCTTTACGTGTAGCTTCGTAAACCATCTT